CTAAATCCTGGGGTAAAGCTGAATCGTAAACTGGTCCTTTTTCGTCCACTCCGGTTTTCTCAGGTATGTCGCTTTCTCAAGCACCGATTTGAGAAGGCGATTTTTCTTTTCTACGTCATCCGTGAGGCGATAGGCATCCAGTACTTTTTTGACCGTCGGGACGTACTCGCTAATGTTTTTTTCTTTTAGCTGTTCTTTGGCGATTTCTTCCCGCAATTGATCGATTTCCTCTTGGGTTTTCTTGATCCGGCTGACGATCGTTTGCTGGCGCTCGAGGAACGTCTCAATCGTATAGACACCTCGTTCTAGCAAGTCGTGCAGGGCATCTTTTTGTTTATGGAGCTCTCGGAGCTCTTTTTCTTTTTTCTCAATGGCTTTTTGTTTTAGTGGAATGACCGAGCGTTGCTCTTTTCGATCCTCTTGCACCTCAAACTGATCGACGAACTCGGCGAGAGATTGCAAGATTTTTTCCTCGACAAGCGGCAGGAGTGCGCCCTTTTGTACGCCTTTGCATTTCGGGTTTGGACAGCGTACAAGCGGGTGAGGGCGGTCTTTACGTGGCTGATACCACATCGTATAGCCACAGACTTCGCATTTTAGCAGCCCGGCCAGCGGATTGGCCAGTGGTTTGCTTTCCACCGTAGAAGGCCGCCAGCGGCTCCGATATGCCTTGTTAGCAGCCTCCCAGAGCTCTTTAGACACGAGGGGCGCATGGGCATTCTCTTTGACATACCAGCGCTCTCTCGGCATTTTCTTGCGCTTATACCTGCCGTTTTGTTTAATGTATTTCACCTTGCCCCAGATGATGTGGCCGAGATACACCTCATTTTTGATTATGGCGCTGATCGTTGAAGGAGACCAAAAGGCACGCTTTTCATCGGGCGGCTTTACGCCAAGTCGATCCAACTCAGCGGCAATGGCCTGGCGTCCGTGTCCATCACGCACCATCTCGAATATTTTCACCACGACCCATGACGTTTCCGGATCAGGGTAGAGCTTGAGTTGTTCGTCGCGAAGATAGCCATACGGGGGCTTTTTTGAGATGGAACGGCCTTTGGCGGCTGAATCTCGCCGGCCACCTTGCAAGCGCTTTGTAATGACTTTAAGCTCTTCGCGCGATACGATAGATTTCACACCAAAAACAAGCTCCCACGTCTCGCTTTCCGGGTCATAGACTTCCGTCGGGGTGATGATTTTCGTCCCGGAATAGCGGAAAGCGCGGTCTAAAATCCCCTGATCGAGCATATCTCCCCGGCCAAGGCGGTCAATGTCCATGACAAGCACCGCGTCAGCGACCCCTGTTTCTAGTTCGCGCAAAAGCTTCTGAATCTCGGAGCGCTCAGCGATGGACTCGCCGGACACAATCTCCTCGAAGATGCCGAGGATATTATGACCTTCTTTACGCGCCACAGCCAGCAAGTTATCCCGATGGCGCTGCAATGTATCGTATGACGCGCCGGATTCAGCGGCCTTTTTCTCTTCCTCGATATCCTTCCGGCTTTTGCGAAGGTAGATGAACACATCCAAGTTTCTCGGCCTATACATAAAACCACCTCTGACCTGGAATAGAACTCGCTATCACCATGTATGCAAAAAAAGAGGCAAATATGCGGACTGGCTGTTCTGATTTTACGTGATTCATCCATTCTGTGCCGGTATAATTCAAGCTGTTGGATCATTCCGGCGGTCCATCTGCTGTAAATAGCGAATGATTTCTTGCTGTTCTTCATCCGTTAAAGCTCCGTCAATAAACAGAGATCCACCATGTGACGCAGCATACTCACGAAGCAGGTGAAGATCGCTCTCCGCATTGCGGCCGACAGCGGCGACAATCGGTTCAGCCACTTGCATATGGCCGAAAAGCGCCTCATAAAACCGGTAGCTTTCCCATTGTTCCTTAAAGCGATCCCAACGCCGTTTAGCGAACAGCGGCTCCACGCCAAACGTTTCGCTCAGTACATAGACGATTTCTTTTTCCGTATACGGAAGCTCGAGCTCAAGCAGCATAAACGTCGGCACGCAAAAGTGCAGTGCAAAATTCGTCGCCTGTGCCTCCTGGAGTTGAACGAGTGAAGCCGGGAGTAGCATTTGATTGCCTGCATGGCGCAACACATGCCCAAGCTCATGGCCAAATTCTTGCCATTGTTGCTGACGACTTAGGCGTCGGTCGACGATGATGCTGTACACTCCGTTCCGTTCGATCGCTGTGCTTCGGATATCGGCGAAATGAAGCCAGACGTTCAGTTTCGCAGCAATGTCGATCATGTCGAGCTGATGAGGCTTCTTGATCTCCAAATGCTCGTACAATTCACAAATATATTGTTCCAGTGGGGTGAACTGGTATGACGAGAAGTTCATGGGAATCACCTCACTTTTATTATAGGAACATGTGTTCTTGATTACAAGAAAAAGAAAAGGCCCGTTGTTAGGCCTATTTGATTATTGAATTATTTGTTTGTGCAGTCCAGAAAAATCGAATTCGGGCAAAAGATTATTCAACAGATCTTCGTCCTTACGGGAGAAGTCGAGGATTGTTATACCAGTGATTCTGTCATCCCTGACAGCCCTTCTAATAACTATACCTGGAAACTCTTCATCGTCTACAGAAAGGAGTTCGGGGAAGAAGAAGATATGCAAAACGTCATGACTCTTGTCATATTTGGTTAACGCATTATTTATTATCTTTGGCGCGCGAGTCATAAATTAATCCTCCTTTCCCCTTTATTATTTCCTGTTTTGTGTTAGACTTTACCATCCAGGTGACGATTTCATTCGGATATCTATCGGTATCAACTACTATGACCAAGTTTTGGATTTTTCCAAATTGCTCGAGATAAATTTGATCGGTGTACCTCACTCTTTTGTTCTTTTCGTAGTCTTTATCCCAGTATATGAAGCGTGGTTGCTCAATAACACCCTTTACATGAGGAAGTACTAGCTCCCGGGATTGATCATTTTGATGATCCCCAATGATATGACTCTCATATGTTTCTACAGTAAGCGCTACTTCAGTATCTAGAGGGTTTTTAGTAACCCACAAATAAGGGCGGTTACTATCATTTCTTTTAGGAACGAACATCGTTGCTTCCCTCGACCTCTTTCATTAAGGACATGAACGTATCTTGAGCAAGATTTTTGTTACTCATTAAAACATTGTTAAATAGTTTGACTATTCTGATGAAGTGAGGCCAAGAAACAACAATTCGCGAAATCACTTTCGCATTAGGTTCATTCTCTCCTGACAAGGGGAGTCTTTCCAAAAAGTTTATATAAACATGTTCGGGAGAGGTTTCTACTTGGACTAAATCTGAGAAGTTAGAGCGGAAGTTATCCATCTCTAAAGCTATTCTTAAATCGTTTCCTTTTTCCATATTTAACCCTCTTTCACTTTTATTTTAACCATATTTGGTTTCGTATTAAACTTTTTGTCACTTTGTTTCCTTATCCGCTTCTGATCGCCTTCGATCTTGATAATCACATTTTCCCCATTTTCCTCTCCCCTAAAGATCATAAGGAACTAAGCTTTATTTCCCCTTTGGCTTCCGATCCCCCTCACTCTTGAGGATCTCCCATATTTTCAGCAATTGCTCCCGTCGCTCCTCCGGCGCTTCGGCCAGTTCCTTGAAGAACAGCCCCAGCTCGGGATCCTTGAGCTCCTCCGGAATGTCATCCTGCTCGGACGGGTTCGGATGGTCAGTCCGGCCGAGGAGGTAGTCGGTGGTGACGTTGAAAAAGTCAGCGAGCTGTCTAACGAATTCAAAGGATGGTTCTCTTTCATCTCTTTCATACATTCCTATTGTGCTCTCACCGAGACTGAACTTATCAGCCAAGTCCTTTTGAGTCATATTCATTTTTTTCCGCAAGAAGCGGAGTCTTTTACCAAAAGTCATAATAATCACCTATCACAAATATAACCCCAAAAACGTCACCTGCCATTTGGTTTCCGATCCCCTTCGCTCTTCAGGATCTCCCATATCTTCAGTAATTGCTCCCGCCGTTCCTCCGGCGCCTCAGCCAATTCCTTGAAGAACAACCCCAGCTCGGGATCCTTGAGCTCTTCTGGAATGTCATCCTGATCCGGTGGATTCGGATGGTCAGTCCGGCCGAGGAGATAGTCCGTGGTGACATTGAAAAAATCGGCGAGTTTTTGAAGTGTTTCTGTATCAGGTGTTCGATTGCCGTTTTCGTATCCAGAGATAGAAACTTTTGTAACATTGATTTTCTTTCCAAGTTCTTCTTGGGTGAGCTTTTTTTCTTGTCTCAGCTTTCTTAGACGGTCACCTAACACATAAAACACCTTCATTTATCTTTTGTCTTCCGATCCCCTTCGCTCTTCAGGATCTCCCATATTTTCAGCAATTGCTCCCGCCGTTCCTCCGGCGCCTCAGCCAGTTCTTTAAAGAACAGCCCCAGTTCCGGATCCTTGAGCTCCTCTGGAATGTCATCCTGCTCCGGCGGAGTTGGATCGTCAGTCCGGCCGAGGAGGTAGTCAGTGGTGACATTGAAAAACTCAGCTAGTTTATTAATTGTATCGATATCAGGTTGACTTTGGCCGTTTTCATATTTTGAGTAGCCCTGTCTAGTGATGCCTAAAAAATCAGCCATATCCTGATGGGTCAGCTTTTTTTGCAATCTTAGCATTTTGAGTCTGTTGGGGAACATCAAAAATCCCTCTTTTCGCTCATCTATAAACAATTATAAAGCAACATATTGTTGCTACAAATAAAAACAATGGTTGAGCAACAAAAAATTTCATTTAAAGTATTGACAGCAACTTTTTGTTGCGTATAATTTGAATTAGATGAGCAACTTTTGGTTGCGTGAGGTGGTGATATGCAGTGACCAAGGAACAACTCAGGGATACTTTAATTAGGGCTAGGGAGGCCAAACAGTTAACTCAGGAACAGGTTGTATCTATGTCTGGAGCAAATATCACAAGACAGTACTACAGTATGATTGAAAACGGCGATAGAAGGCCGTCGGTTGATGTAGCTAAAAAAATTGCTCCTGTTCTTGGAGTAAGTTGGACCATTTTTTTTGAAATTGAAAGCAACCAAAAGTTACGTAAAACAAGCTCATCATGATACGCACCATCGCTCCTTGCCAACCACAAATCCCCTTGCCCGCAAAGGAGGTGAGCTAAATGAATCTCGAACAACGTCTTTCTGAATTAGAAGCACGTGTTTCTCAGCTTGAAAAAGAAGCCGCCGCGGCAACGACGGCTGAAACTGAAAAACATTTGCAAGGTTTACCGAATTCAACGAAAACCATCATCTTTAAGGAAATCGAAAAAACAAAACAAGATGAACGACCTGTTGGTATTGATCCCGAAAGCTATTTAGCCAAAGAAATTTTATGGCAGTCCAGAAAAATCATCGAGCTGGAACATTCTATTGCCGAGATATTGAATACAGTTAAACATTTAAAATACTTGCTTACAAAGTCATAAAGTTGTTATTTTGCCCAGGCGTTTAAAAGGTCTGTTAACGAATCAAATGATTCTTCCAATTGTTTAAATTCGATGTCTGACCACTGATGGCTATGGTTAGTTCTAACGTTAGTCAGTACTTCATTGTTAAAGACCATGAACTGGTGAAAAAATGTCTCAAGTTCTTGGCTTTCGCCTTCCGATGATAGTTGGGCATATAGGGTTTTAGCTGAAGTGATGAAAGTATTAGCCTGATTCAAAAATGTGAGAGCCAAGTTCATATTGTCTTTTCCGTTTTCAGCAAATATGAGTTCGTGACAAAGCCTAGAAGCATGAAATCCTTCGGAAATGAAAAAGGCAATAGTTTTTAACTGATGATCGAAACGATTGTCCATTTTCATATTCACCTCCTTCCCAAGCCATCATTCGGCAAGGGGGAAGGAAAATCCTGCAAGGTCGTTTCTCGTCAACCACATAGCCCACTGTCTGTGAAGGAGGTGAGCAGAATGGCCAACTTAAATAAATACGTTATCATTGCTCGGTTGCACATCTTGATAAAGCAAGAAGGGTTTAGTGAAGCAGACCTCAAAGAAGCTGTTGATCTGCTTCACAAGGAGCTTTTCCCAGAAGTTTGGGCAAAAACTAGCGCTTTGAATAACAAAGCTTAAGTTCTGTTAACGATTTGTTGAGAATCTGTTTTCCAATCTGCTTGGCATTTTTGTAGCTTTCAACAGCCCAAAGGTTATCAGCTTTCAAAAATAGCTCGATTGCTCCCATTGTGGGCTTAGTAGAGATAATGTCAGTAATATCCCTATACACATTGTTCTGGTCAGGAACCATAAGACAAATCTCATCCGCTTCCGGGTTGATACCGACAACAATATCATTGGCCAGCATAATGGTAACAGGGTAGTCCAAGTAATCATAAATCAAAATGTGTCTGCCGTTCGATGTGATGTGATCAACTGCCTTAGGTTCATACATTGATTAGTCACCCCCTTCCCACCGCATCATTCGACAGGAGGGAAGGAAAATCCTGCAAGGCAGGTGACAGCATGAACACCATTCAGGATCAATGGGCTATGGCCGAGCTGAAGCATCGGCTGCTGGTGATCATCATGCGGCTGAAGGACGACCCGGCATTTACGAAAGACGACGCGGCGACACAAATCCCACTGTCTGTGAAGGAGGTGACAAAGTGCCAGACAAAGAGCAAGAACTCGTCCGTAAGTTTGAGGAACTCGTTCTCACTCTTCCGGCGCATGAGTTAACAGAAATGCTTGAATGCAGTTACAGCATGCTGCATCGATTAAAAGGACAAATTCGCCATAACCATCACAAAAGAGCGGCGATTTCATATAAGGGAGTCATTACCTTGCTGTCGCGTTATTTACTCTAAAGTACTTAAGATAATAAAAATCCCTAATCAATGCATCGGGTGAGTCATCTTCTTCAAAGTAAATCGAAACATTTTTGAAATGGTGTTTGTTTTTTAAACGATTGATATCGAAGAATGGTTGTTCAACATCTTCAAGGCACCATTCAAAAAGCACATTAAACAAAATAATGTCATTTTCCAATAACTCAGATAACTGTTTTCGGTTTAAAGGCTCGTTTTTCATTAGTTCGGCACATTTTTCTTTAGCAGTTGAAAAGATGTCTAATAAAGTTTCCCGGTATTTAACAGGGTGATAAAAGAATTTTGTCCCATTGATCAGCAAAGGCATCCCGTTAGGACATTTTTCTAAAGCATCTTGATACACATCTTCCCAGCCGCAAGGAATGGTACGTAAATCCAAGTGCCATAAGTATTTTCTCATGATTATCATCGCTCCTAGTTCAGTAGAAATGGCTCCTTGCCAACCACATATCCCACTGTCTGTGAAGGAGGTGAAACGAATGACAATTGAGCAACAAACGAATAAAGAGATGGTTCAAGCCATTGAACAATACGTCGAACAAGAGTCTGAAAAGTGGGCGCAACATGTTCTTAGTAATGCAAAAACGGTAGACGATTTAATGACGGCTCTATGGGAGCATGGAAAAGTAAAGAAAGATGGAACCGAAGTTGAACGCATGTTGCATCGCCTGATTTATGAACGTGGTGCATCTAGGATCAAGGCCCTGATGACGGAAATTGAAACTCTCACACTGAAGAGAGCACTGTCCCCAAAGGGAGACAGCGCAATACGTTAATTTAGTTGCTGAATTTGATCTTTTAGCATACGTTCAACAATCTCATGTTGTCTTTTGTAGTTTTCAAATTTTGAATATAGCCAAGATGTATTTCGATCCCGTTGCCCAATCACTTCCTTTAATTCAAAGTAAACATCATTCCAGAAGTTGAACAGTGAAGTGATTTCATAATGAGCAAGTTCTTCGTTCATTGCTAAAAATAATTTAGCTTTTTCACTAAGTGTATAAATCTCTGATAAGTAAACGCTGACGATTGGCGATGGGTTTTTAGGATTGTTTACCGTTTCTTGGTACAAAGAATTTGTTTTATGAAAGAGCTCAGTGCAATTGTTCAAAAGCTCAATCAATCGATATTTATCCATTTGTTTTTCACCCCCTTCCCACTGCCATGATTCGACAAAGGGAAGGAAAATCCTGCAAGGCAGGTGACAGCATGAACACCATTCAGGATCAATGGGCTATGGCCGAGCTGAAGCATCGGCTACTGGTGATCATCATGCAGCTGAAGGACGACCCGGCATTTACGAAAGACGACGCGGCGCTGGAGATCGCCAAGGTGCTCGATTGGTTGAATGAAACAGCGCCGGTCGTCGATTATCAGACAATGGTTAGATACTATGATGCGAGGTGAACCGAATGTCATCAAATGCCCCTCATGCTCCGCATAAACATGAACAAAGGGGGAATGCGGGCATGAAGGAATTCAAATACGGCAACACGACGGTGATTGTTCACTCCCCATTGGTACTCATGAGCCCAGAGGAGCGAAAGCAATGGTTTGAGCAGGAATGGCAAAAAGGCAATCCGATCCTGCGGCAAATCGCCGAGGCGGTGCTGGATTGCTACCGATCTATGGATACTGTACCACAAAGTCTCAAGGATGATGGTAGAAAGGGGAGCAGGGAGGATGAAACGCGGTAGAGCGGCTGATGCGGTGAAAGAGGCGCGGCAGAAAACAGGGATGACGCAGCAACAGCTGTCGTTTGAAATCTACGAATCTCGTGAATCCGTATCGCACCAAGAAAATGGGCGATATCGGGTGCAGCCGAACATATCAAAATATTTCGCCGAAAAACATAACAATCCATGGGTGGCCCTCGAGGCGGCGGCGGAGTACACCGGATGGGGGCCGGTGAAGCTCGATGGGGATGCGGTTGACCTTCACCGGGCGAGCGTGACGATGAAAACGCGTGAGGAGCTCACAGAAGCCCTCGAGGCGATTGAAAGTGTCTGCGTGGCGAACCATCCGCGGTCGATTCGAGAGTTTGACAAGCAGCGCTTGGAAGAGGCAATGATGCAGGCGATCGACGCGATCGTTGCCCTTACGCAATACGTCGCGGTCATTTGCATGGACTACGGGTTCTCGTGGTGGAAGATGTGGCAAAAGCATCGGGCGAAGCTACAAGCGAAGGGGTTTATTCGACAATGACAAAGGGGGAGAAACCAATGTTTCAACTGCCAAATTTAGCGGAAATGACGGACCTGGAAGCTGTCCACTGGTATACAAGCGAGTTTTTGCGGCTTTCTCGTGAAAGAAAGCTCGACAGTGAATATGGGAAAGCGCTGCTCGAGTGGAAGAAGCAAATGAACGAACGCCTGGAAAAATCGAGAAAGGAGTGGTGGTAATGTACGTGGTATGGGTAGCCAGTTCATTAATGACAGCCCGAGAAGTTCAGGAGGTATGCGCCGAGTTGCGCAATCATCCGGAGTTGATCGAAGCCATTGAGCAAGAAGCCAAAGCAAAGCTTGTCAGCATGAAAGAAGCAGCAAGCCAAACGCCCACTGCTTCATGAAAAACCAGCCCTATCCCAAACATATCATGTTGCAAACCAAAAGGCAAGCTCATGCTTGCCGACTGGAGCGCAGGCGGCGGGTGTGCCCCCAGCCCGCAAGCGCTTGTGCTTCAGTCGGTGCGCATGAGCGCCGGCCAGGCCGAGCGAGAGCGGGCGACGATCCGAAAGGGGAGCCGCGCCACAATACATGTATGGTCATTGCGACGACGCCTGGAGATCATAACGAAGGAGGAATGGCGGTGATCCATATGATCGTTTACCAAGAGGCGGATTTGCGGCAAAAGGCATCAAGATGCATCGAGTACATACAGGAAGCGCTGCAAAACCGCGACTATGAAACGATGGCGATTGAAATATCCGAGTTGCAGTATTTAGTCAGACAGCTGCAAGAACTTGAACGAAAAGAAGCCCGGCGTCAGCAGTTGTTGAGCATTATACGAGATATGCAACGACGCGGCATTCAAATTGATTTTTTGAAGCTGGGAGAGGAGCGGAATGCGTGAATAAGCTTGATAAACATGAAAAAAGGCACATCCGGTTGCAAATCTGCGAACTTCTTGATTCGCATTGCCGCACATGCCCGGAACGGCTCAAGTATCGCAGTGCCGTATGTTTAACCGTTTGTCCGATCAGTCAAGAGATGCGGCAACTGGCCGCCCTTCTTGAGGGTGATTCTCCGGCCGATCCCCAACCTAGAGAACCGGTTGTGGAACAGGCGCAGAACACACAAAAGCGAAAGGGACGGTGGTCGGCAGAGGAAGTGTTCTACCTTTGGCATCATCGCAAGGTATTGACGATTGATGAGCTCGCAAATCGGCTCAATCGAGAACCAAAAGCCGTCTATGAGAAGTTGAAACAACTGTTGCAAAAAGGCGGCATCTCTGATGCTGGTTGAGAAAGGAGGGCCGGAAGCTCCCATTCTACGATATGCTTCCAGGGTAAAGAATATGCTATTTGAAGTGGAATTTGTCGTGAAGGAAAACGGCCATTTCGAGACGATCCAAACGGCACTCGTCTACGCGCTCACTGTAACCGAGTGCCGGCGGATCGCCGATGAAATGGCCTCCGAGTTCGAAGTTGACGGGATTCAGTTTTTTATTTCAGAACTCTAGTTTTTATCATGCCATAGCAAAACAGCTTTTTCAAGGGGAGGGGATGACATGGCAACCTTGCTTTTAGATGATCAGCCGTTGGTTATTTTGCCACAACTCGCCGTGGCGATCGGACTGAACGAAAGCATCGTTGTTCAGCAGCTGCATTACTGGCTCGAGAAAAGCGAAAACGTCCATGACGGCTATAAATGGATCTATAACACGTACGAGGACTGGAGGGAGCAATTTCCCTTCTGGTCAGAAAGCACCATTCGTCGGATCATCACCAAGCTGGAGAAGATCGGGATCATCGTCTCGGCGAATTTCAATCGCTCGAGGATCGATAAAACAAAATGGTATCGGATCGATTACGACAAATTGGCTGAATTCACGTCGTCTAATCAAGATGAACAGACGACTGATCAAAATGACGTTTCGACTGTTCAAAATGAGCAGACGACTGACGAAATCGACAGTCCATCCGGTCAAAATGAACAGTCCATCTGTTCAAATTGGACAGACGAAGCGCTCAATTTGAACAGACCAATACCAGAGAATACTACAGAGATTACTACAGAGAAAAAAGAAGAAGTAGAAGAAGACGCGCGCGCGCATTCCTTCCGAGAGATTATTCAATTCGTTGAACAGAACGGCTTTGGCACCGTTGGCAGCTACATAGGGGAAAAGATCGTTTCTTGGGTCGATGATACGTCCGAGGAATTGGTCTTAGAGGCATTGAAAATCGCGGTGGAGAACGGGGCCAAGACATGGAAATACGTCGAGACGATTTTACGTGACTGGTTCGAAAAAGGCTATCGGACTGTTGATCAGGTGAGGGCAGCACAACTGGCATTTCGGGAACAGCAACTGAAAAAACGTCAAGCCTCAACTTCTTCTGATAGCGGCCGAAAGATACGGACTCCTGTGCGCACTGAGATCGTTCCGGATTGGCTGAAGATGGACTATAGCCAGCCAGAGGATGACGACTTTGACGTTGAACAAGCGCGCCGAGAGCTTGAGGAGCGCTTGAAGAAATATAAAGACGATCCTGAAGGGTGGTATTGATGGGGTATCCGTTATGGGTCCGTTTCGAGTACCGGAACGGGGTTGGATCGGTGATCGGATTAACGGCTAGCGTATGCTCAGAGGCGGATTTTCTCAATGTCCTTGAGTATTGTGGCATCACAAGAACCAATTTGCTGGCGGTGCGGATCAATGACAAGGATTATCCCATCTCACGCCTAGATGCTCTTTTTGCGAAGCTGCAAACGGAAGGGAGGGGATCGTTGTGATGTTGATGAAATACGCACTCATTCAGCACTTGCGCCGGAAAGGCATCTTTTCTGCTAGCGATGGCCGGGCGCTCTCAAAACTGACCACAGAAGAGATTCAACGTGAATACGAACGGGTGAGAGGTGATCAATCACATGGATTGGTCCAAGGCGACCGTACAGCAACTGGTGACCATCATTCGCTTTGAAGAGTGCCCGGAAATATATAAGCATCGGGCGTGGCAAGAAATGAAACAACGATTAGGGGGAAGAGACCATGAAAAAACAACGTCAATCACTGCATGGACCAATGAAAATCAGCTATCTCACGCCGGAAGAACTGGAAACGTACCGAAACCGTCCGCGCAAGAAATATTACGACGAAGATAACCGCCGAACAATTGACTGGCGTTGGCCGCAAAACAGAAAGAAAAGGGGAGCGAAATAATGGACTTATCCAAGCTTTTTGAGATGCAGCGGGAACTGGATGAGCGTATTGTTCGAGAAAAAGGATTAGATGGTCAGAATCTTTTGCCGAATAAAGTATTAGCCTTACAGGTGGAGCTGGCAGAACTCGCAAACGAGTGGCAAGGGTTTAAGCATTGGAAAACGAATCGGCAACCGAAAGAGGGGATGTTGGAAGAATATGTGGACTGTTTACATTTCATTTTGAGCATTGGATTGAACGGAAATATCGGGACGATAGAATGGGAACAGATTGAACCGTATAAAGCAAAATCCACTATTCAACAGTTTATAGGCTTGTTTGAATATACATCACGTTTACTTGAAGATATCACGGTATATGTCGACATTTGGAGTTCTTTCATCGGACTTGGAGAAATGCTCGAATTTACTTGGGATGAAGTTGAGGCAGCGTATATGCGTAAAAACGCAGTCAACCATCACCGCCAAGAAAGTGGGTATTGAGATGGATGCAAAGCATTGGATGGAAGAATTAAACAAGAATCAAATACTTCGCAACGTGCAAAAATTGCTCGAAATACAAACCGAAAAGGGGATTGAAAAATACGGAACAACCGTCAATCCAAGTGACTACACATTGATCGGCTGGCTGGAACACTTGCAGCAGGAAATGATCGATGCAATCGTATATTGCGAGGTGCTGAAATTTAAATTTGCGCACTTGATTGCGCTTGAGAAGCTAAATTCGGACGTGAATGACGAATGAAGCGTCGTAAGCGAAAAGCCAGATGGTATCTTTTATATCGCAAGGAACATCGTGATGCTGTTTATGTTTATGAACCATTGCGTAAGTATGAGTTGCAAAGTAGGATTCGACGTGGATGGAAAGTGATTGGATAAAACAAAAAAGCCGGGATCCCTCCCGACCACCTTAATATCATTATACCACAGCGGAGGGATCCCAGTGAGAAGAGCACAAGAATTGCAGATTGATATAGATAGCATGACGGTTTCACATCCCGTTGTACCTGGCAAAGTGATTGTGATTATTGTTGATGGGGTGCAAGGTAAGGCGAAAGTAGCAGAAGCAGTTGAGCATGGATATACGATTATCGAAACAGCGAAAGGCAAGACAGCACGGATCAAGTATGAGGAAAGCGAGCTGTTCTAAGGATGAAAATGATTGTGCTGCCACCAATATCAGAGGACGATGCATTGGAGCTGGCGGAATATCTCAATGTTGCGATCGCCTATATAGGAGATCCAGACAGCTCTGGTTTATATCAGTTGTTTCATTTTCTACGTGAAAAGTGCCAGGAGATCGAGGATGAACGCTGGCGCAACGATCCGAGAAACTGGGGAGCTTGCTGCAAGTGGCCGTATGATGACGATGATTTTCCATTTTAGGGAGGAGACAAGGTGGACGAAGAATTGATTATTGGTAAATTAGCTTATAAAAAACAAGGTTTTTTCAGTGGATTGGTCGGTACCATTCAAGAAAATGATAACGGCATCACGCCGTATAAACTCGTTTTTCGATCCGGAGTGGCAGTAGGGATTCGGGGGAAGGATGACATCGTCATTGTCGGTGAAGAGGATAGAAAAAATATCACGGAAAAGTAAATTCTGCTTCATTTTTGAGAGATAGTGGTGTAGTTTATGGGAGGGATTTTGGATGAATCAATTGCAAAAAGTGTTTATTTACAGCGGCAGTCAAGTACGAACAATTATAAAGGATGATGAAGTTTGGTTTGTGGCAAAAGATGTTTGTGAAATTCTAGATATTGCTGATGCAAGAAAAGCAGTCCAAAGACTCGATGAAGATGAGCGGAGTTTAATTCCGGTCACCGATTCGCTGGGAAGAAAACAAGAAACATTCATTGTGAATGAGCCTGGTTTATACACGCTCATTTTAGGAAGTCGCAAATCAGAGGCTAAACAGTTTAAGCGATGGGTCACACATGAAGTCATCCCCACCATCAGGAAAACGGGCGGATACGTAGCGAACGATGATTTGTTCGTGGAGACCTATTTAAAACATGCGGATGAACAGACGAAATTGTTATTCCGCGCTACATTAGAAACAGTCCGAAAACAAAATGAACAGATCGCGGCGATGCAACCGAAAGCCGACTACTTTGACGCACTCGTTGATCGTCGGTTGTTGACAAACTTTAGAGATACGGCCAAGGAACTGAAAATCAAACCAAAAGCCTTTATCGATTGGCTGCTGGAGAAAAAGTATATATATCGAGACCAAAAAGGAAAGTTGAAGCCGTATGCTCAATACGTGCCGTCTCTCTTTGAATTGAAGGAATGGGAACGAAATGGACGAGCTGATGTTCAAACGCTTGTGACGCCGAAGGGACGAGAAACGTTCCGAATCTTGCTACAAAAGGCAGCTGTTTTGATATAATGGAATCAAAACCAAATATGTCCAAGACCGAGAGCGTGAGGACACTGATGATGCAGGGAGATCCCTGTATGATTGGTGTCCTCTTTTCTTTTGCAATGAAAGGGGAGGGAAAGCGGATGCGCACTATGAAGGATCAAATGCAAAAATGGATCAAGGCTAACAATATGGCCTATCGATCAGAGCGGAACCGAAAAGAGCGGAAGAGGAACAAGGAACGGCTAACGGAGCGGGAGATTAAGGAGCTGATGGGCGTCTGTCGTCCGGTGTATCGGCGCGGCAAAGGCGGCGCATTTCGCCAGCGATAGGAGGGAGAACGTTGAGAGAGTTCATGCTTCCGGAGATTGATCGCGCGGCTACTAAAAGGGCGGTGGAGGCGGCATTGGAGAAATACCGGGTCTACCTGCTGACGCTTCGGCTGGATGAAATGCCAAGGGTCACGCAGTGTTACTCGCTTGTGCCTACATCGTCCAATCAGTTTCGCTCCTCAACAGAAAGCATCGCAATCCGTAACGTCGATTATGAGCGGGAGCGGGAAGAGTATATCCGGCGGATCACCAGTGCAGTAAATCGCCTAAGCAAATGGGAGCGTGCCATTATTGTCCGACGATATATGTCGTTTGAAGATGTCTACGACTATGAAGTGTATCCTGAGCTTGGCATGAGTGAACGGAAGTATTACCGGCTGAAATCGAGAGCATTTTACAAGCTCGCCTTTGCTTTAAAAATCGAAGTGTATCGCGAGGAAAAAAGCGAGGTGACTCTATCGTGAACTTTGTACAGCCGATTCGCGATCCGGAGAAGATTGCAGCCATGAAGAAATATTTGCTGCAACGAAGCAAACGCAACTACATCCTGTTTGTCCTCGGCATCAACACAGGACTGAGAATATCAGACCTACTGCAATTGAAGAAGGAAGATTTGCTGCAGACGCATTTGAAACTGCGGGAAAAGAAGACGAGAAAGGAGAAGCGGATCCGGATCCCGCCGTCCATTCGAAAGGAGCTGATTGAATACGCCAAAACGCTCAAGGATGGCGAATATGCCTTTCGAAGCCGGCAGGGCGGCAACCGGCCCATTGATCGTTCGACGGCCTATCGCATTTTGCGGGAGGCGGCTGAATATGTGTCACTGGATGAGGTGGGAACGCATACGCTCAGGAAGACGTTCGGTTATCATTTTTACCAGCAGACTAAAGACGTTGCAATGCTTCAAGAGCTGTTTAACCATTCCAGTCCACACATTACACTGAAGTACATTGGCGTCAACCAAGATGCGATGGATAAGGCGATGCTGAAGTACAAAATTTAATTTTTTACTCTGTAGTACACCATAAAAAAACGTGTAGTGCACTCATGAAAAGAAGGGGCCTGAACCTAGAAATATCAAGGAGTTGTAGCATTCGGCGAGTGCATCAGTCTGTAAATTGAAGTGAAGTCATTGGAGGGAAAGCAAGTGTTAGTCGAAGAAGCGAAAAAGCGGATCGAATACTTGCAGGATTACATTCGGAAAATCGAAAGCTACACACCGACTACAATGGAAGAGGAAGCAGTCTACTTATATGTGCAGTTGGAGAGCGTCACAAAGGTGGTGCAGGAGCTAAACAAAAAGGGATATCGGATCGGGAAGCGGAAGCTCACGACAGTGGACGTGTCGAACATGATTCGTAGCAAGCCTAAAGACGAAATGCACGAGATGGCCAGGCGGTTGTTTAAGAAAAACAGGAAGCGGGGAAGCCGTCATTGGTGAGATGAAGTTAACATAATAGTGGCAGAAAAAAGGCAGATTTTTGGCGGACTGTTTGGTCGCGGAGGTGATATGATGGTAGCATAGGGCGGGTTGAACCAAAGCCTGAGATTCCCCTTCACCTGACGTCACCCGGTCGGATGGCGTTTTTATTTTGGTAGTTTAAATATTATAATTAATTCGAAGGGGGGGACTAAAAGATGGAAAGTTTTATTTCACTATTAGTTTTTACGTTACCTGGTTTATTAGCGTATTTTTGGATTCAATTATTCGGTTTAACCCCAACCGTTAAACATCAAAGTACAGAGATGTTGGCGATTAGTGCTCTGTTATGGATACCAGTAGTGATTACAGTACTGTTCGTTTATCAGTTGTTAGCATATGTTTCAAGTTTAGATGTAATCCATTTGAAAGTAGATGTACCAATTTTAAAGAAAGATTGGACCATGATAAATAAATTAAGTGACATAGCGACTTTGTCCGACAATGTATGGTTTTTATTATATTTTGTAGCATCTAGCATAATAGTTAGTTTTTATTTAGCGAAATTTATATGTAAAAAGGGCTATAAAAAATTTCTAGACAAAGTTAACCAAGTTCGTAAGGAAAATGGACTAGCTCCATTATCTGAAAATACAACAGTTTGGAATGAAGTGTTTTTGGGGAATGAAGGGCAAGTAGTTGAGGTTTACAAAATTGATAAACCAGATGAAAAAGTAATTGGTTGTATAAAAAAAGTGTCCAGGGCGTTCGAACCAGAGAAAAATATTGTTCTCGAAGGTGTCGAACACTGGACCAAAGTTATGGAGCATTACGAAGTTGAAACCGAAGATGCGTTTATTGATACGAAAACTGGACTTGTTATTAAGATTTATAATTTAGAGCAAGCCTTAGAAGCACAGGATTTATATAATAAGAAAGTTTCTAATAGTACTACTTCTTAGGTTTTACACCTGTTGAAGATGGCTTTACAGTCAATGAAGGTTTGTCTACAGAATTCTGTTGATGTCCTTGTCCAGTACCGACTGGTTTGACATTAGTCTGAAATGATGGTCTTTTTTCCATAATTTGCACCTCCTTTACTGTAAATAATTTTAGTAAACTACAAATCAATGTACAAGTTAGATAGGTAGCTAGGATAAAGTCACCTCAGTAAGAGGTGCTTTTTATTTTGCCCTGGAGTGATGAACATGAAAAAGCGTAAGAAAAAACGAAAAGAGAAATTGAGCCGTCGGGAATTGATCGACTTGATGGGAGTGAATCGTCCGACGTACAAAAGAGTGCGTGGGGCGATTAGACGGAAATAGTTGTCGAGATTTGACGAAATAAAGATGTAGGAAGATAGTCTCCTTTTGTCGTATAGTGTTGGCGGAAGGAGTGGATTAATATGGCAATTGTTACAAATGCCGAAGAAAAATTTAAAATTGTAATAGAAAATCTACCAAGTGATTATTCGGAAACGGATTTTATTGAAAAATTTAAGGAGCTATACCCAAAAGATTGGAACAAAATTTTAAGAAGATATGAAGAACACGAAAGGAGAGCAAGAAAACAAAAGAAAAGATCACATCCTATGCCTAATCCTGAAAAATACTTATTAAATATCTCGCACAAAATTAGAGGTAAAAAATGATTGATTAAGCATCCTTCGGGGTGCTTTTTTATTTGGAGGCGATCAGTATGTGTGATCATAAATATGTTCATTTCGATTGCAAGAAAAGACAAGAATATTCTGTGACAACTGGAATGACGTTATGGACAAGGATTGACTATTTCTTTTGTGAAAAGTGTTTGGATGAAAAAGAGAAACGGAAACATGAAGTAAGCAGGGATAGGCCGGAGTGGTTTTGATGAACAACCAACAATACTATGACAAATACAAACGAAATAAAGAAGCAAAGAAATTCTATAACAGTACAGCTTGGCGTAAGTGCAGGGAATATGTACTCAAACGGGATAATTATCTGTGCCAACGATGTCTAAGAAGGGGAATCATTCAGCCTGCTGATGTAGTTCACCATAAAGAGCATCTCGAAGACAATCCGGCGAAAGCGTTGGATCCGGAAAACTTGGAGAGTCTTTGCAATGCCTGTCACAATGAAGAGCATCCGGAGAAGGGACAGAAGGCGAAATCGGAAAAGAAGACAAGGAAAGTAAGGGTTATCAAGTCAGAAGCCAACCCGTTGATAATCTAAGGGGTATCCCCCCTACCCCAAAAAGTGTGGGCAGGGGGTCGCCAGACCGGCCGCGGCCCTTCGTTTCGCGCGCGGCTGAATTCCATACGCGAGGGGGGTACAAAACAGAGAGGGGAGGTGGTGAGATGAGCATGAAGACCATTAAACCAAAGAAGATCATCAAGAACAAAGAGGCAAAGAAGCTGTTTCAAATTCTCATTCAAGAACTGGAGAAGGAGAACAATCTCAACGACCGGACACTCATGATCGTGGACAATATGGTTCTTCTGGAGCAACTGAAGCAGGAGCATATGGAGGATATCAAGCAACGCGGCGTTATGGAGCTCTTCAAAAACGGTTCACAGGAGATGTTTCGGGAAAACAAGTCGGTTGACAAGATCCTGAAGATCGTTGAACAGCAACGGAAGCTCCAAGCCGAGCTGAAATTGACGCCAGCCTCCGAGAAGAAGGTAACGGAGGTGGTGGAAGTGGATGATTTTGAAAAATTCTAATGTCATATTGACGAAGCCATCAGATAAGTTGCTAACCACTTGGTACGCTGAACAAGTGGTGAAAGGGAAGATTATTGCAAGTAAAAAAGTAAAGTTAGCTTGCAAACGGCATCTGAATGATTTAAAACGACAAGGCACGAAAGAATTCCCTTGGATATTTGACGAAGAAAAAGGTCATCGCCCGATTAAATTCATTGAAACATTTTGTCGTCCATCAAAAGGAAATTTTCAAAGCCTGGTCGCACAAGCATGGCAGCATTTTATTATTGGTTCCTTGTACGGTTGGGTCCACAAAGATACGGGTCTTCGTCGTTTTAAAGAAGGTCTTGTGTTTGTTGGGCGAAAAAACGGAAAATCAACGATGGTATCCGGATTAGCAAATTACGGGTGTTCGAAAGATGGTGAAAAAGGCGCAGACGTCTATCTTTTGGCCAACAGCATGAAACAAGCAAGAGTAATTTTCGAAGAATGCCAGAAAATGATTTGGTCGTCTCATTTATTGTTCAAACATTTCCGTGTGCTTCGAGATGCTATTCACTACGATAAGACCTTCTCCAAAATAGAACCACAGGCGTCCGATAGCGAGAAATTAGACGGTTTGAATGCACATCTTGCTATCTTCGATGAAATTCATGAGTACAAAGACTATAAACTGATCAACGTGATAAAAAACTCAACTGGAGCGCGCAGGCAACCGTTAATACTTTATATCACAACGGCTGGGTATCAGCTCGATGGACCATTGGTTGATTATTACAGCAAAGCGGCGGATGTGCTCGATGGCGTCATTGAAGATGAGCGCTCTTTTTATTTTATTGCAGAGGTTGATGAAGGCGATGATATTGAAGATCCGAAAAATTGGATTAAAGCGAATCCGAACATTGGAGTTACTCTCGACTTGGATACGCTTATCGAAGAATGGAACGCTCGAAAGCACATTCCAGCCGAGCGAAACGACTTCATTACGAAACGGTTAAACGTCTTTGTGAAGTCAGATGAACAATCATTTTTGGATTATGAGGTTATTAAACGGAATGATAAGACGATAGACATCGAGAAACTAGTGGGGATGCCTTGCATCGGCGGTTTTGACCTTTCTCAAACAGAGGACTTCACGAGTGCGTGTCTTGAATTTTGGTTGGATACAAGGGAGATTTTTGTTTTATCTCATTCGTGGATTCCGAGAAAAAAGGTAATTGCCGATAACGAAAAAATTCCATACCACGAGTGGGAGAAAGAAGGGCTTTTAACAATTTGCGAAGGCGATTATGTGGAATATGAAAAAGTTTTGAATTGGTTTATAGAGCAATCCAAAAGATTTTGCATCGAATTGATTACTTATGACCCTGCAAATGCTTTCCGTTTAGTGAAAGACCTTGAAAATTACGGGTTTAAAACAGAAGTGGTAAGGCAAGGTGCCATTACATTAAGTCCAGCGTTGAAAGATGTGAAGGAATTATTTTTAGATGGAAAAGTAATCTTCAACAATAACAGACTTTTCCGTTGGTATATCAATAATGTGAAGCTGGTAGAAGATCGAAACGGCAATTGGCTGCCGACAAAGCAGAATAGATACCGTAAAATTGATGGGTTTATGGCTTTTTTAAACGCTCATACAGAAGTCATGAAAAGAATGACTGCGCCTAAAGGTGATGGAAATATTAGTGTAATTACGATGAGCGACTTGCTTAAGTGAGCCCTAGAAAGGTGGTGATATTTTGCGATGGGTGACAAGGATTAAAAACGCAATCCGAGGGGCAATTACCGGCTGGAAAGGAAGCGGATTTGACTTTTCTAATTGGTTTGGCCGTACATTTTGGGGCATAGATAACTCCACTTTGGCCACCAATGAGACGATTTTTAGTGTAATTACCAGGTTGTCTAACAGCTTGGCCATGTTGCCGTTAAAGCTATATAAAAATTATGATTTAGCCGTCAATCAGGCGGCCGATGTCCTCATTAACTCTCCAAATCCGAATATGACGTCGTTTGAGTTTATTAGATTATTAGAAACTGTAAGGAATCAAACTGGAAATTCCTATGCGCTAATTGGACGTGATATTCGAGGGCAGGTAGAGCGGCTTACACCGTTGGATCCGGCTTATGTAGAGCCTGTAATTGAAACGGAAAGCGGTGAATTATGGTATCAAGTGATTGGAAACAACGGTACTTATTATTTTCACAACTTGGATATGCTCCATTTTAAGCACATTATTGGGGCCGGAGGACTGAAAGGAATTAATCCTATAAAAGTTCTAACGAATACAAATGATTTTGACAAAGCAGTTCGCGAGTTTAGCTTAAAGGAAATGCAGAGTGCTCCGAATTCGTTTATTTTAAAGTATGGAGCAAATGTGGATGAAAAGAAGCGGCAACAAGTGATTGAGGATTTTAAGAGATTTTATCGAGATAATGGCGGGATTTTGTTCCAAGAACCGGGCGTGGAAATCGATCCGATTGAAAGAAAATTTATTGCAGCTGATATTTTTACGTCAGAGCGAATTACTCGTTCACGGGTAGCGAATGTGTTTAACATTCCAGTTCACATGCTGAATGACAGTGAGGGACAAAGCTACTCCAGCATGGAACAGATGATGAGGGAGTTTGTTCAGCTTACATTAATGCCCATTGTACGTCAATATGAGCAGGAATTTAATCGAAAATTGCTTACACCAGCCGAAAGACAGGCTGGTTTTTACTTTAAATTCAACGTAAATGCTTTGTTGAGAGGCGATACGGCTGCGCAATCGGATTACTACACCAAGGCAATTCGTTCCGGTTGGATGAAGCCGAACGAGGTACGACAGCTTGAGGATTTACCGCCGGAACCAGAAGGTAACAAATTGTGGATTAGTGGTGACTTGTATCCGATGAGCATGGATCCTACCCAGCGAAAGGGGGTGAGCAAGAGTGAAAACGGAACAAAAGAATAAATTTTGGGAGATAAAAATGTCTGCTGATGGTTCAAATTCGGCGGACATTTTTATTTATGGCGACATTGTTAGTTACCAATGGGATGAAACAGATACGTCTGCCGCAAGTTTTAAAAAGGACCTAGATGCGGTGGGCGATGTAGACACCATTAATCTTTATATCAACAGTCCTGGCGGGAATGTGTTTGAAGGAGTCGCTATTCATAACATGCTTAAGCGGCATAAAGCAAAAATCAATGTTTATGTCGATGCTTTAGCGGCATCGATTGCGAGTGTCATTGCGATGGCTGGTGACACCATCCATATGCCAAAAAATGCGATGCTAATGATTCATAATCCGTGGACTTGGACATACGGAAATGCGGCAGAATTGCGAAAAGTAGCGGATGATTTAGACCGTATCGGCAATTCCATCAAACAAACATACCTACAAAAAGCCGGAGACAAGCTCACAGAAGAAAAATTACAGGAAATGCTTGATGCTGAGACATGGCTTTCAGCAGATGAAGCGTATGAACATGGCTTATGTGATGTCGTATTAGAGGCTAGTCAAATTGCCGCATCTATCAGCGATGAGCTGTTCTCAAAATACAAAAACGTTCCTAAACAGCTGAAAAATCAGGTGAAAAACTGCCAAAAAACGGTCATTTCAGCCGAAGAAATGGCAAAAAGACGGCAAATTGCAGAGGAATCAAAGGCAAATTTAGCTTATATCAACACTATTTTAGGAGGTATGTTAGGATGAAAACTCTTTATGAATTAAAACAAAACTTAGCTACGATTGGCCAACAACTTCAAAAAGTTGAAAATCAATTAGCGGAAAAAGCGGTGGATCCAAACGCTACGATGGAAGAAATTCAAGCGTTGCAAAAGTCCCGTGACGATTTAAAAATGCGTTTTGATGTTATTAAACAGCAACATGATGCGTTAGAAGCGGAACAAAAAGCGAAATTTGAAGCAAACAATAACTTAAAATCGATTGATAACCCAAAAGAGCGTATCATTAAAGCCAAGGCTGAATTAATTCGTGCTACGATGCAAGGAAAACCAGTTCCTGTTGATGTCCGTGCAGCACTTGGTGATCGTAACTCCACTGGTGGAGAAAAATTCTTACCCAAAACCCTTTCTACAGAAATTTTGACAGAGCCATTTGTGAAAAATCCGTTGCGTGAAATTTCGACTGTTACGCAAATTACAAATTTAGAAATCCCAAAATTAAGCTTCACCCTTGATGATGACGATTTTATTGCTGATACAGAGACCGCAAAGGAATTGGAAGCTACGGGTGATGTGGTTACTTTCGGCCGTCATAAGTTTAAAGTGTTTGCAGGCATTTCTGAAACAGTTTTGAATGGCTCTGACTCAAATCTTGTAATGCATGTAGAGCGTGCGCTTCAATCCGGTGTTGCAGCAAAAGAGAAAAAAGTCGCATTCGCAACAACTCCTAAAACAGGAGAAGAACATATGTCTTTTTATTCTACCGGCATTAAAGAAGTGACTGGAGAAAATTTATATAAAGCAATCAAGGCTGCGATTGCTGATTTACATGAAGATTACCGTGAAAATGCCAAAATTGTTATGCGTTATCAAGACTATTCTGATATGATTGAAACCCTTGCAAATGGAAACGCAACACTGTATACAGCACAACCTGAACAAATTTTAGGTAAACCGGTGGTATTCTGCGATTCTGCTGTAAATCCTGTGGTTGGTGATTTTAGCTATTCTCATTTCAACTATGATTTAACAGTGCTTTATGATCGGGATAAAGATGTGAAAACAGGTATTGAACTATTTGTGATAACGGCATGGTTTGACCATCAAATCAAGCTAAAATCGGCCTTCCGAATCGCAAAAGTGGCGCCTCAAGTCTAATAAATTGAGGGGTTAGCGATGCCAAATATCTCGTTAAATGAAGTGAAGAATTATCTACGTATCGATGGGAGTGAGGACGATGCGATCCTCACTCTTCTTATTGATGGCGCAAAAGAATATCTGAAGAATGCCGGTGTTCCTGAATCGGACAGCGCACTATACAAGTTGGCAGTCATGTTATATGTGGCGCTTCATTACGAAAATCGTGATCCAAGCGCGAAAATGGATAAATTGAATTTTGCTTTTGAAAGTATCGTGCTGCAATTGAAGGATTATGGAGGTGATACATCATGAAGCAGTATCTCGTTCTAAATGATTTTATCGATAGGTTTACCAAGGAGTATTATCCAAAAGGTTCGATGTATTCTACGAATGATGCAGAGCGCGCAGAAGAATTGCAGCAGAAAGGATTTCTTGGCGATGAGGTAAAACAGCCTGCAAATAGAAAAGGTAAGGGTAAGAATGCCGATGAAGATCGCGAAACTGAATAAACGCATCACTTTCCAAAGAAAAACCCGAGTTCAGGACAACGAAGGCAACTGGGTTGAAGGATATGAGGATGCATTCACGGTGTGGGGAGCGATTGAAGGGGGCGGCAGCATGAGAAATCCAGAGGTTACGATCGCTGGTGCCCTTGGTATTCGAGCGCCTAGGAAAATTACCATTCGAGCAAATAAACAGTTGAGTCATGATATGAGGGCTATATGCGATGGTCGTATTTTCAACGTATTGGACTTTAGCTATGCGAAGAATTCGAAGTCATACATTGAAATAATATGCGATGAGGTTGGTATCAATGGCTAACTTTGAATTTGATGGAATAGATGAATTGGGGCAGTTTTTTGAAAAACTTGCTGATGACATAGACAAATTGGATAATCAGGCGCTGAAAGTAGGAGGTGAGATCATTGCCAAATATCAGCGTGAGAACGTCAATCGTAGCGACAAGAATCAACCTCATATCCAGGACAATATCACCGTTTCCAAGCCAAAAGAAACTGATGAAGGAAAATTTGTAGAAGTTGGACCCAATAAAAAGGTTGCTTGGAGAGCGAAATTTTTGGAATACGGTACGTCCAAAATGCCTCCGTATCCCTTCGTAGAGAAAGGTGCCGATGAAGGCGAAGCAGAGGCTTTGGAAGCGATGGAAAAGGTGTATATGGATATGATTGATAGAGCTTGATAGGGCGTGTTCACAATGAGTTTTGATGCAAAAACAGAATTATTAGCGGGTCTAAAGGCGAATTCTACACTTGTTTCGCTATGTATAGGAGGTTTTCATAACCGAAAAGCGCCAGATGTTAACGCTTTTCCAAGGATTGTGTATACAGAAATCAATAATGCCGACGATTCGTTTGCAGATAACCAAGCAATCACGTCAGAAGTACGATTTCAGATCAGTATTTTTACAAACGAGTCAACTGTCTCCAAAGAAACACCGATTGCAAAAGAAGTGGATAAGGTGATGAAGTCTCTAGGGTATTCGAGATATAGCTCCGTTGATCTATATGAAGAAGATGTAGGTGTTTACCATAAAGCAATGCGATATCAAAAAACTTTTAGATAGGAGTGTTGAAGATGGGTAAAATCATTAGCGGTCTTGATATGTTTCATATTGCTCAATTGATCAAAGACGATTCGAGTGGGGTTCAATATGCGACTCCGGAAGCCGTACCAGGCGCGGTAAGTATCAAAGTGGATCCAAAAACTGAAAGTGAAACTGTGTATGCTGACAACAGTGCTTATGCAGTACTAAATAGTATCGGAGATATCGATGTGGAGATGGAGGCAACAGACCTTCCACTAGACATTCAGCAGAAGCTCTTTGGTCATACAGTCGAGAACGGTGTTCAGTTCGCCAGCATTCATGATGAAACGATGGAGTTAGCTCTTGGATTCCGTGCGAAGGTATCAACCGGTGGATATCGTTATTACTGGCTTTTAAAAGGAAAGCCGGAGTTATTGCCGATCGAGGGTAAAACGGAAGAAGGAAAACCATCACCGCAAACGGCAAAACTGAAATTGAAGTTCATGCCACTTCAGTATAACGGTCGTTGGAAAGCACAAGCGGAAGATGGAACTGAATTTACGCAAGGCAATAAATGGTTCGATCAAGTAGTGTATGAAGGCTCTGTATTAAATCAAACAGGAGCGTAAGAGGGAGATGTAAATCATCTCTCTCTTTTTTAATTTTTAAATTCGAAGGAGGATGAAACAATGAAATCACTATCCATCACTTTAAAAATAGACGGAAAAGACAAACGTTTTGTAACGCCAGCCTTTATCTCCGGGAAACTGTTTAGACAAGCGTCTGAAATTGCGGAAGAAATTGAATCTGCCAATAGTGAAAAATTTGATCTCGACAAATACCTTCAATTTGTCTGCGATGCTTTCGGGAATAAATTTGATGTTAACCAATTGGAAGAAGGCTTGGACGCAAGAATGATGATTAAAACTATCTTTGCAGTTGTGAACTATGTCATTGGAAACATTGAAAAAGCAAGTGCGTTGTTAGCACAAGATGAAGAAGGCGGAGAGGCAAAAAACTAACGTTGCGTGAAGCCGTTCTCGACATGTATAACGCACTGTTGGAGATCGGCTTCACACAAAACCAAATCGACGATATGGATATTGTTTATCATTTACAACTTTTAGCGCGCAGAAAACAGGAAGTGAAAAAAGATGAAGTGGTTTACATTGACCAAGTGCTTGGCTAGGGGGTGAGATGGGATGGCAAAAGACATACGGGTAAGGTTGTATTCAAACTCAAAAGAGTTCAACAGTGAAATGAATGCTATCGCCAAGCAGATGAGAATAGTGAAATCCGAATTTGAGGCAACTCGGACGAGCGTGGGAGTTTGGGGCGATGCTCTCAAACAGTCGGAAGCTAAAATTCAGTATTTAACGAAACAGATTGAGCTTCAAAAACAAAAAGTAGATCAGTTAAAAAAGGCATACGAAGACGCAGCTACAAAAAAAGGACAGGACGCCAATGAAACTCAAAATTTAGCAAGGCGGTTAAACTACGCTACCGCCGAGCTAAACAAAATGCAAAACGAGCTAACACAGACCAATCAGAAGCTCAATCAGTTCAGAGAAAATCAAAGCATCAATCAGTTTGAGAACGATATAAAATCCCTGTCTTTAGCTATGCAGAAGGTTGATGCTGAGTTTAAAGTGGCGTCCAGTGCTGCTGAAAATTTCGGGAACGAATTAAAGCAAGCTGGGTTGCAAATTCAATCTTTGAACCAAAAAATCGAACTACAGCAACAAGTTGTAAACAGACTAGAAGACGAGTATAGAAGAGTTGCACAAGCCAAAGGGCAGGACGCCAATGAGACAAAGCAACTTGCTATTCGATTGAATGAGGCAAAGGCTGAGCTGAACGGCCTACAAAATGAGCTTACTCAGACTACCCAAAAGCTCAACCAGATGGAAAGGGAAGTGGCCAAACAAAGCACTGTTTGGGGAAAATTCACTTCCAACATGGACACCATCGGCAACAAAATGCAGCATATTGGTGGTTCTGTTGCTATTACTGCTGGCGCCGGCTTTGCAACCTTGTCGTTTGCCATGAAAGATGCTGTTTCTGTTGGAATGGAATTTGGCAAACAGGTGAGCAGAGTAGGGGCGATCAGCGATGCTACTGCCGAGCAGATTCAGCAGCTGAAGGACCAAGCTTTAGATCTTGGAGCATCGACTTCAAAATCCGCAACTGAAATAGCGCAAGCCCAAGAACAGCTAGCTGCCAGTGGTTTTAAAGTAAACGAAATTCTCGCTGCCATGCCCGGTGTAATTGCGGCAGCAGAGGCTAGCGGCGAAGATATGGCCACTGTTTCTGAAATTATGGCCGCCGCCATCCGAGGATTCGGATTAGAAGCATCCAAGTCAGCCCACATTGCTGATGTGTTTGCGATGGCCGCAAATCGTTCAAATGCATCCATTTTAGACATGGGTTATTCTTTCAAATATGCAGCGCCGATTGCGAAGCAACTTGGAATTTCTGTTGAAGAATTAGCGGCTGTTACGGGCCTATTGCGTGACCGTGGTATGGCTGCAGAGCAAATCGGTACTTCCCTGCGTATGGGCTTAACAAGATTAGTCGCTCCGACCCAAGAAGCCGGCGAGGTCATGAAAGAATTGGGCATCAACATTAAAGACGCTGAAGGAAAAATGCTCCCACTATCTGAAGTTATTGGAATTTTACGCGATAAAACAAAGGATTTAAGCCAGGAGCAAAAACTCTACGCTTTCCAAACCATATTCGGTACGGAAGCAATGACGGGCTTCTTAAACTTGGTTGATGCAGGGCCACAACAAATTGCAGAGTTAACACAAGCCTTAAGAGAATCTGACGGAGCCTCTCAAAAAGCAGCTACCACCATGAAAGACAACCTAGCCGGTGCTGTAGAAAATATGAATGGTGCCCTTGAAACGGCTAAAATTAAGCTGACAGATGCACTCACACCGGCGCTTGAGGGCGCAGTGAACTCTATTACGAAACTTATCGAAAAATGGAACTCCCTTGATTCCGGTACCCAAGAAGTTATTGCGAAAACAGGAGCACTTAGTGTGGCCATTATGGGAGTTGTTGGAGTCGTTGGGACCTTGACCGCAGCTGTCGGGGCACTTTTGACGTTTTCCGGTCCAATCGGGCTTGCTATTGTAGGGGTAACGGCAGCACTCGGAGCTTTAGGACTGGGGCTTTTTGCTGCACATGAAAAGACGGAACAGTTGCGGAAGAAACAAGAAGAGGCGGAAAGACAGGCTATTCGTTATGGCGAAGGCTTGAGCGCTGGAACAAAAAAAGCTGTTCAAGGCTATACCGATCTATACGAAGGCGCAAAGCTAAAAATGATTGAGCTTCAAACGATGTCTGGTGAGAAAGCGAGAGCAACTTCAAAAGAGGTTGTTGACGCATTCTCAAAAATGGCAGACCAAGTCATTGCTGCTCTGCAAACGCAAAAGGAAAAACTCGTTAATGCGATCAATGATGTTTACGGAATCGCCGGCGATGCAGGTAAAAAGAAAGCGAAAGACATGACAGACGAGATCATCAAGAGTTTTGATAAAGACATCGCGGCATACAAAAAGGCACTAGACACCCTAAAAGAGGCTCACGAGAAATACAATAATGATCTTTCCAAAATGCCAGCTGAATTTGCGGCGAAATATCAGGAAGCGCTCAAAGTGATGGAGGGCGGAGCTAGAGAATTCGCACAGTCACAAAACGAACTCCAAGCAATTCAAAAATCCATTATAGATAAGCAAGGGAAGATTCTCTTTGATGAGGCAGAAGGATATGTAAAGCGTATCAATGAGACATATCAAAAATCTGTTGCGGCAGCTAATAAGTGGTATTCTGAGAAACAAAAAGTTTTTGAACAGGCTTTAGCACAAGGAAGAATATCACAGCAGCAATATGATCAACTAATGCTTGGAGTAGAAGCCCGCACGAATGAAATGTTAGCGAAGGCTGCTCAGGAACGCGACAAGTCTTTATCGACTTTAGCCTCTCATCTTGATCAGCGCGGCAAACTCATCGACATCGCAACCGGAAAAATCTTCGAACGGCAAAAGAAATTTTTAACAGACATGAACGGTTTTATCGTTCAAGTAGAAGAGTCAGACAAAGAGTATATTGAGCGTTGGAAAGCTCATACCGAAGAAGTTCTCGAGAAAACGGCTGATTTCTCTGAAAAAACTAAATCTCAATATCAGAAAGATCTTGCTGCTTTTCTGCAAGGAACAGGCATGACCAGACAGGAAGCCGTAAAAATGGCTAAGCAAATGGTCGATGAGACGCTTGCTGAAATGAAAAAAGGGAACAAAGAAGCAGAAAAAGCAGGAAAAGACAAAGGAGATTCGCATAAAAAAGGTATAGAGAGTACAGTTGCAGACAATAAAAAAGCTGGCGAGAAGGTATCAAAGAATACGGACGATGGTTTATCACAAAACAAACCGAATGCTCAGAAACATGGTAAGGATAAGGGAGACAACCATAAAAAAGGTGTAGAAAGCACAGCTGGGGCAAATAAAGTCGCAGGAGCAAATGTATCTAAATCAACTGATGAAGGATTGGCACAAGGTAAAGGCGATGCTCAAAAACATGGTATAGATAAAGGTACAAAACACGGACAGGGATTGAAATCAACCGAAGGCAGTAATAGATCTATTGCAAGTGCCATAAGCTCACTTGTTTCCAAAATACTTGGAAGTACAACAGACGGCGGCGGTGGAAAGAAAGCAGGATCGACTTTTGCAAGTGGTTTGTCTTCGCAAAAAGGAGCTGCTCAATCCGCCGGTAGTAGCGTGTCAAGTGCAGCGGAGAAGGGCCTCAAGAGCCATGATGGAAGAGATGCCGGTGAGGGATTTGTTTCCGGATTTATAAATGCGATCTTATCAAAAAATGGAAGCGTTTGGAGTGTAGCGTGGAATCTTGGAAAAACTGCACTTTCGGCATTGAAAAAATCCATTGATTCGCATTCGCCGTCAAAGGAAACCGAGAAAGAAGGAAAGAACTTTGTTGAAGGATTTGCCATTGGAGTCAAAAAGAATACGAAATCAGCTGCAAGTGCTACTCAAAAGATGGCGAATGAAGCGAAAAAAGCGTTTGAAGAATCGTTCAAAAACGCCCAGTACAAATTCAAAATGGGTAAAATCGACGAGACAGAATACTTGAGGCAATTACGCGCGTTGTTAAAACAAGCGAAAACGGCTGACCAAACGCGTAAAGTGAATTTGGAAATCAAACGGGTTCAAGATGCTAAAGCGAAAAAAGACGAGGAAATGGCACGTCGATTATTCGAACAAGGGAAACAAGCAATCGAATATCAAAAGCAGATCCGGAATGTATCTTTGGAACAGGAGTTGCAATGGTGGAATAATCTCGCTAAGAAGTTCAAAGAAGGCACAAAAGAGCGTTTGGAAGCTGAAAAGGAAGTAGCGAGAGTTAAAGAAGAAATTACTAAGCGCAATTTCGAGAACGAGAAACGCTGGTTCGAGGAAAAGAAATACTATGGTCAGCTTTCTCTTGCTCAAGAACTCGAATCGTTGAATACAGTTGCTAAACGTTATAAAGAAGGTACGGAGGAACGTATCTACTGGGAACGTGAGATATATCGAGTCAAAAAAGAAATCAACGATCGGCTGCTTGAGGCCAACAACGAATATGCACAGAAGGTAAAAGAGATCAATGAACGGCTGCAACAGGACGAGCTGAAAGCAAAAGAGGAATACGAGCAGAAGGTAAAGGAAATAAATGATCGCCTGATCGCAGAGGAACAAAAACTGACGGAAGAGTACGAGAAAGCCGTCGAAGACCGCGCAAAATCGCTGTATAGCTTTGCAGGGCTGTTTGATGAATTCAAACGTAAAAATGATGTAACCGGACAAAGATTGCTTAAAAATCTTTCTGATCAGGTTAGCGCCTTCAAAGATTGGCAAACAAATATTTCTTCTCTCGCAGCGCGCGGAATTGATGAAGGACTTCTTCAAGAGCTCCGGGATATGGGCCCGAAAGCTGTCGACGAAATTTCGGCATTGAATTCTCTTTCTGATGAAGAGTTGCAACAATACGTTCAGTTATGGCGTGAGAAAAATGCGTTAGCAAAAGCTCAAGCGGTTAACGAGCTCGAGGGAATGCGCCAGCAGACGCAGTTGAAGATTCAACAGTTACGCTATACTGCGAGCCTAGAGCTTGAGCAAGTGAAAACGGAGTATGTCAACAAAATCGCCCAGTTACGCGCACAGGCAGCTGCGGAACTCGAACAACACAAAAACGAATGGATTGCCAAGGTCAAAGAGATCAGTGAGGGGACAAAAACGGAGCTCAATCTCATGACAGCCAGCATGGCTGACATCGGAAAAAACACCGTACAAGGGCTCATCGATGGTCTCAATTCGATGATGGGGCCTTTACAGCAAAAAGCAAAGGAAATTGCTAATATCGTCGAAAGTACGATGAAAACCACGCTCAAAATTAAATCTCCTTCGCAAAGAATAAGAGACGAGGTAGGGCGTTGGGTTCCTGCTGGGTTGATAGAGGGAATGAAAGAAAAAACCGGAAGCGTCATGGCGGCTGCAAAGCAATTGGCGCTTGCTGCTATACCAGATTTTTCGTCTGTTTCGGACGAGCTTGCGAACAGAATAAATAAAATGGCATTCACCATAGGTAGTGCGGCCAATGCAATACGAATGAACAGCGATGTGTTAATTGTAAAAAATCAAATTGAATCGCCGAATTTGGAAAATAAATTAGATAGGCTTTTATTACTTTTGGAAAGATCATTACTCAACAAAAATGTCCAACCTACTATTAATCAGTATCTAACAATCAACAGCCCTAAAGAATTATCACCAAGCGAGATTGCTCGTAAAAACCTTCAAGCTTCCCGTCAACTCGCAATGGAAATGGGGTGGTAGCATGCAGCGAATCGTTTTCACCAATGCAAGAGGCCAATCTGTGGAGCTGAAATCGTCAGCTCCTTTTCTTTTGCAGTCCATTGACGGACTTGGTGATGTAGATGCTGATATTCAAACACAAAAGGCTCCATTCCAAGACGGATCAACCTATATCGATTCTGTTCTGCAAGAGCGGCCGATTTCTATGCAAATTGCGATTCTTGCAAGGGATACAGCGACTCTATTGCAACATCGCCAATACCTTGCTGCGGTGTTCAATCCTAAGCTCGGTCCTGGAACCCTTCGCTATGAAAATGATGAAATCGTTCGTGAAATCAAAGCTGTTCCTGATGGTGTGCCAGCTTTTCCAAGTGGAAAGGAGAATCGCGGGCCAAGGTTCCAGAAGGCACTTGTGAACTTACTTTGTCCGGATCCATTCTGGCTAACAGAAGAAAAAGTCGATCAGCTTGTTGTGTGGGAAGGCGGTCTCGAATTCCCGTTAGAACTTCCTGCTTTTTTTGCGCAGCAATCCGATAACAAAGCGAAGATTCTATTCAATGGTGGCGATGAAAAAACGCCTATTTTTGTGACTTTCCACGGACCTGCTACAGCTCCAATCAAAATTATGAACGTAACGACAGATGAATTTATTGAAGTGAACCAAAGCTTACTCGTTGGCGAACGTTTAGAAATCAATACAGCGTTCGGACAAAAGCGAGTAACAAAGATTCTTGCTGACGGAACGGAAGTAAACGCGTTCCACTACATTTCACTGGATAGCACGTTTTTTCAACTTATCCCTGGTAACAACCTATTGGACTACTCAACAGGCGCTGACTATGAACGAGCTGCAGTCACGATCACATGGCGCAATCGTTATTTAAGCGTGTAGGGAGGTGGGAATATGGCAGAAGAATACGGTTTTTTTAATAGTGTTAACGGCGATAGAAAGTATGACATGGAGCAATTTGCAACATACTTTAAGCAATTTTTATCAAACGGAATTTATCACACCAATAATGTACCGGCATTGAGGGTATCACACGTATCGGGAATGCAAACAAAACTAGAACCGGGTTCAGCTTACATCGAGGGTTATATGTATCGAAATACAGAAGATATCATTTTTACTCATGAAGCCGCGGATCCAACAAATACGCGGATTGACCGCATTGTTTTGCGGTTAGATCGGAGTGTGAATGCCCGGTATATTAAAGCTTTTGTTAAAAAGGGTACACCTGCAACGAATCCGCAACCGCCAGCACTTCAACGTGATGACATTGTATATGAAATCAGTTTAGCTCAAGTAAGGATTGAAGCAGGGAAAACAACGATTTCTAGCGTGAAGGACGAGCGATTGGATCCCAACGTCGCCGGATTGGTGTCATCTCTTATCACGGTGCCAACGGAGCAGTTTTTGGATGAGTGGAATTCCTGGATGGCTGAAATGAATGAGAAAAAAGAAGACTATCAAGCAGCTTGGGAAAGCTGGTTCAACGGTATTCAAAATCAAATCGGGGTTCGGCTGTTGACTGGTAGCAGTGAGCCTTCTGGTGCAGTAGCTGGCGACATATGGCTTAAAACAGTGTAGGTGACGGACATGCGACCGGTTCGTATATTGACATCATCGTTTCAATTGCTTGGTGAGATAGATGATTATGAAAGCTTGCAATTCATCAGACGTTTTCGCAAGCCGGGGGAGTTCGAGCTTCATATTAACATGAACAAGAATCTTACTGAAACGCTTCAAGAAGATAGTCTTGTTTTCTTAAGCCCGCGTAAGGTTGGAGTTATTCTTCACCGTGAATTGAGCCGAGATAATACCGAACAGCTGGTTGTAAAAGGTTACACCCTTCAAGGGATATTAAGCCGGCGTATTACAGTTCCGCCAGTCGGGCAAGCATACGACAAGATAAAGGATAATGCTGAAACTGTTCTGAAACACTACGTCCGTCAAAATGCTGTTGAGCCAGCTGATCCAAATCGAATTATTCCTAACCTTGTCATTGCTGATGATTTGCAGCGTGGACTGATTGTCGATTGGCAGTCACGCTTTAAAAACCTTGTTGACGAGCTGGAGTCTATTTCATTTTCTGCCGGAATTGGATGGGATGTTTTTTTGGACTTGCAACAACAAAAATGGGTTTTTGAAGTTTATGTGCCAAGAAATCTGACAACATCTCAAAACACACTGCCACCTGTAATTTTCTCAGTTGATTTCGATAATATTAAAAACCAAACATTCACAGACAGTGCAATAAACTATAAAAACTATGGATATATTGGTGGCCAAGGCGAAGGCGAAGATCGTGCTGTTGTTGAAGTAGGTAATGCATCTGGACTATCCCGAATTGAAACATTTATTGATGCACGTGACATTGAAGAAGGGGAAAATCTCACGACGCGCGGACAACAAAAACTACAAGAAATGCAAAAGATATTGAGTTTTGAATCAGAAATCCTCACATACGGTCCTTTCGTTTATGAAAAAGACTGGGACTTGGGCGACATCGTCACTGTGCAAGACAAAAAGTGGGGAATTACATTAGATACACCGATTACAGAAATCAAGGAAATCTATGAGCCTGGTGGATTTCGTCTCGAAGCGACGTTTGGGAATACAGTACCGACTTTGATCGAACGTATCAAAAAGACAATCGATGTTCCTATGGTTGAAAAACCGATTAAAACCAGCGTTCCAACCAAACTTTCAGAGCTTGAAAATGACGCTGGATATATAACCATTGACGACATCCCTCAACAACAACCATTTATTCACGAGCAACTTTCGCCGAGTAATTTGTGGGTTATTAATCACAATTTGAGTAAATATCCTTCTGTCACTGTGACCGATAGTGCAGGGAATGTCGTAATCGGGGATGTGAAGCATGTGTCGCTAAACACAACAGAAATTAGCTTTTCCGCAGCATTTGCAGGGAAGGCTATTTTAGTTTAGGGGGTGAGAAGACTTGCAGTTCTTAACGAATATTGATTTATCAAAAAACGAATTACAAAACGCGCGCATTCAAAACCTGGCAACTGCACCAGCGAATCCAGTGGCAGGACAAATTTATTTTAATAGCACAGATAAAAAGTTCTACGGCTACAACGGAACTGGATGGGTTGATCTCGGGCAAGTTCTGACGGGTGACTCAATCATATCTTTACTCAATACTTCGGCTTCAAAGATTGATGATGACAATCTTTCAGCAAACGTCAACGATGCAATCAGTAAGCGACACAGTCACGCTAATAAGGCTGTCCTTGATGCGATTGAAGCGGCATATACAGCAGCGGAAAAGAATAAACTTGCCGGTCTTCCTGAAATCAAACAGGGGTTAGAGGCTGATCGTCCTGCTGCAACTGGTAGTGGGATGGTCTATTTTGCGACTGATACGAAAAAAATTTGGAAAGATACCGCACCAAATACATGGACGCAAATGGGCGGTCAAGACACAATAGATTGGTCCGCGGTAACAGGAAAGCCGTCTACGTTCACGCCTCCCATTGCATCTGCTACACAGTTGGGTGGTATCAAAGTAGGGGCGAACTTGACGATTCTCCCGGATGGAACATTGAATGCGAACGATAATCCTGCCAGCTTCATCCGGAAACAGGAAAGATTCACTGTAGCGCCTGGGCAAAATGTTTTTAATCTTACACAAGGAACATATAAGCCGGGAACAAATGCGGTTACTTGGTTTTTAGATGGCATCAAACAAGATGACCGGGCAATGATTGAGCTCTCGCCTACATCAATTCAAATTGATGGGTTGCCAGAGGGCGCTGATGTGATGTTTGAGTACTATGAAGTCATCAACTGGCATCCGTTCCCGAATCACGCGAATGAGCATTTGACGGGCGGCGCTGACCCGATCCCGTTAGCAACGCCGACAAGTGATGGTTTGATGCCTAAGGATGCTTTAGCAAAATTGAATGGGATTTCCCCAGGAGCGGAACCCAACCAGAACGCATTTAGCAATGTTAAGGTTGGGGCTACAACTATTGCTGCTGATTCGAAAACGGATACTCTTGAACTGGTGGCAGGAGCAAATATTTCTCTTACTCCAGACGCTGCTAATGATAAAGTTACGATTGCCGTAACAGGTGTTGCACAAAATGCATTTCCTAACATCAAGGTAGGAGCGACGACGGTTTCAGCTGACAGTCCAACTGATACGCTTGAGCTTGTTGCTGGCTCAAATGTCATCTTAACTCCCGATGCGACAAATGATAAAATAACAATTTCTGCAAACGTCCCAGTATCGAGTGTAAATGGAAAAACAGGGGCTGTTTCGCTTACTGCTTCAGACGTTGGAGCAGAGACACCAAGTGGGGCGCAAGCAAAAGTAGATGCACATGCGGCAGACTCCGTAAAGCATATTACTGATACAGAACGTAATGCTTGGAATAATAAATTGGATGCTTCAGAGGTGGTAACATCACCAACACCGAACAAAGTTTTGAAGTTAGATGCGAACGGAAAATTGCCGGCATCCATCACCGGGAACGCGGACGGAAACGCCGCGACAGCGACAAAGTTACAAACATCACGGACGATTTCATTGACCGGCGATGCAACCGGCTCAACATCTTTTGACGGATCGGCAAATGCATCTATCGCGGTAACGCTCGCAAATACCGGCGTGACAGCCGGCACATATCCAAAGGTTACGGTCGATTCCAAGGGCCGGGTAACAGCAGGACAAGCATTGTCTCCGTCTGATATTCCAAACTTGGATTGGAGCAAAATTACGAGCGGAAAGCCAACGACGCTCGCGGGGTACGGCATTACAGACGGTGTCCAAAATACCGGGGGCGCTCCTTCCATACAGGCCGGAGCAGACGCATCCAAACCGACCGCCGGTGTAGCTGGGAGATTATACGTTGCAACGGATACAAAGAAAATTTACCGAGATAACGGAACATCCTGGGACGTAATCGGGACAATAAATTGGGCGGACATTGTAGGGAAGCCTAGCACCCTGTCTGGTTATGGCATTACTGATGCGATCCCAGCAAGCCAAAAAGGAGCGGCGAACGGGGTAGCTTCATTAGATGGAGGCGCAAAAGTACCAGCATCTCAACTGCCGAGCGCAAGCACAAGTGCGCCAGGGATTGTTCAATTAGTTGATTCAACATCCAGCACTAGTACGACACAAGCACCAACAGCAAACGCTGTAAAAACCGCGTATGACCGTGCAGTATCTGCTGAAAACAATGCAAAAAGCTATACAGATACCAAAATCGCAAACTTGGTGAACAGCGCTCCTAGCACGCTAGATACATTACAAGAACTTGCTAATGCTTTGGGAAATGACCCAAACTTTGCAACGACTATAATGAATCAACTGGCTTTGAGAACAAAAAAATATGTGGCCACTATCGGTGATGGAACAACGACGACATTCACGATTACACACAACCTAAACACACAGGATGTGGTTGTGACTGTTCGTGAAAATGCGAGCCCGTATAATGTAGTTTTTGCAGACGTTCAAATCACGGACAACAACAACATAAAGGTGTTATTCGCTACAGCACCATCTTCCAATCAGTATAGAGTTGTCGTTGTAGGATAGGGGGGAGTGGGATGAATTGAAACTATTTGGATTGGAATTCAAAATCAATGGGTTTGACATTTGGCACAAAGGGAATCTTACAAAACTTAGTCAGTTAACAAATGACGTTGGATACGCGACCACTTCGCAGATACCAACTAAACTATCGCAATTACAAAACGATATCGGTGCAGGAGGTGGTGTGAAGATAACGACCAGCCCTACAGCTCCGTCAAACCCATCGCCGGGGGATTTTTGGTATAAGGAGGTATAGAAAGTGGCAGATAAAAATATTCAGATGACGCAAAGAAACGCAAGTAATACAGGATGGGACAATCTATATCCCATTACAAAAGCGGAAAATGTATTAACTCAAGATGGAAGCAATCTTGCTGCTTATTTGTATAATAATTTTCAAATATACAAAAGCGGTAAGGATTCCAATGGTATTTTCACAATCGTTGAATACAAACGAGCCGATGGTACTTTATATGCGCGATCGGTATTGAGCGGCGGAACAAGCCCGCAGTATACGACGCGGACAATTACGTATTACGCTGCCAACGGAACAACCGTATTACGAACGGACACATATACGCTTACTTACGACACGGACGGTGATTTGATAAGCGAGGTGAAACAATAATGCCGTTGATTGATATTAGGGCGCATGGTGGGGTGTTTGGTGGCGGTAAATACCGAAAAAATAGTAAGATACCGGCAGGAGCGCTTACAGATTTACAAAAAACTACTTACAGTGTCAATGATACGAATATTTATGTCGTATCTGTTTCGCCTAATGGAATTTACGTTGCGTTTTCTCACCAATTCGCACAAACGATAAGAGTATATGATGCTAAAACAAGACAATTTATTCGCCAAATCAATGTACCCGACGACTATTCAAGAAACGACTTTATTATTAACGATGATGGAAGCATTTATTACAAATATAAGGTCGATTTAGTAAAACTTAATGCAGATGGTTCGGTAGCGTGGAGAAAAACACACTCGTATAACGTTGGGGGACTCGTCCCTATGACTGACGGTAGTGTAATCATTTTTTTGAACGATGGCAAAACGTGCATTAGGTACGCGCCGAACGGGTCAGTAATTTTTAGCCGAACATCGCAATCAATTGATTATAACTCGACTAGTGTTGGGTGGAATTTAAAAGGCGATGTTTTTACGTCTCCAAACATGACGTACATTGCAAAAATAAATACAAGTACAGGGGTACAGATAGGTTCAATCTATATATCCGTAAACGGTTCAACTATTATTGGTGCATTAGCTGTTTCGCCATCGGGGAACTATGTTTCGGCGACTTATTGGGATAATAGCCATCAAGTAAGAAGATATAAAGGAGACCTGTCTACTAATACACCTGTAGCTGTTACCAACATTTTTGACACTGTTTCGACGTATCGTTCATTTTTAATGTTAAACGATAATCAATTGTTAATGGGAGCTGGTTCTTATACGGTTTTAAAACTGTTAGATTTTGTGGCGTTATCGTGGTCAGATTACGAGACAGGATTTGCAAGTGGACCTGTTTATGTGGATATGGATTTAGACGGTAATTTGTATTTGTCGGCTTCCGGTGGGTCTGCTTGGAGAAAAGTTGAACGATACTACACACTATTGAGATAGGAGGTATAATAAATGATTTATTTATACGATTTACAAAAAGTTACTGACACAGATTATATTGTATGCGGTTATCATATGATGCCTTTCGACGAAAAATATGGTCTAGGAAAAACAAAGGAGCAGTTGGAAGCAGAGGGCGGAATTTTTGTAGACGATCTTCCTCAAAGAGAATATCACGAAGGAAAAACACCTATTTTACACATCAATCCGCGAACAAAAGAAATGTGGTACGAATACCAAGAAGTTCGTAACCCAATAACAGACGAAGTTGACACACTTAAAGAGCGGATTGCATTAATGCAACAAGTATTAGACGATCTTATTTTGGGAGGAATGTGAGATGGCGGCATATTTAGCACAACGCATTATTGATGGTGCATACACATACGAATTTGTCATCCAGCGTCGTCCTGATTTAAAAGAAGGGATTGACGCTTATTTAATTTCTAAAGGTAGAGAGGATTTAATTACACAGTAGGACGATACTGCGCAATAAGCACACTTTATGTAGGTGTGTTCTTTTTATTTTAGTGAAGAAAGCGAGGAAAACGAATGAAGCATAATACAAACACTTTATACACCACGATCACAGGCGGTAGCGCATCAGCTATCGCCTATTTAATTGGCGGAGTCGATCATCTTGCCATTGCTCTTGGGATCATGATGGCGGCGGATTACATTTCGGGTCTGATGGTCGCTGTTGGTACAAAAGAGGTTTCTTCAAAAACCGCCTTTAGAGGACTCATGAAAAAGGTGGCCATGATTTTAGCTGTCATCGTGGCAAACCAGTTAGACGCGGTAACGGGCAGCGGGGATTTTATGCGCAATACGATGATTATGTTCTTGATTGGTAACGAAGGAATCAGCTTTATTGAAAATCTCGGCCGTTTAGGAGTGTCTATCCCGGGACAGGTTTCGAAAGTGTTTGTGCAGTTGAAAAGTGAAAATCAGAAGGGAGAGAACAAACAATGAGCGTATGGACAGAAAAGTTTATTCGTGTGAACAAGTATTCGCGTCCAGGGTTAAAACTCAAAGGTGTGAAAAAACTTGTCTTGCATTGGACAGCAAATCCAGGCGCATCGGCAGCGAATCATTTCACGTATTTTGATCGAACCATCATTCAAGCACAACGATACGCCTCGGCGCATATTTTTGTGGATAAAAACGAAGCAATCAACATCATTCCACTTGACGAAGTCGCCTATCATGCGAACGACGGGACGTATCGCGGCGTTCCGGAACTGAAGCCGAACGCGAATTTTCTATCCATCGGTGTGGAAATGTGTGTGGAAAAAGACGGCACGTTTCATCCAGACACCATCTCTCGTACAGAAGATGTATTTGTAGAGCTCTGCAAAACATTTAAGTTGGATCCAATTAAAGACATTGTGCGGCATTACGATATTACCCATAAAAATTGTCCGGCGCCATGGGTAAAGGATTCCAAGGCGTTTGAAGACTTCAAACAACGAGTAAAGGCTAAAATGAGTCCACCTAAAGCCAATGTGTCATATTACACGGTGAAACCTGGAGATACACTGTCTGGAATCGCGGCAAAAAACAAAACGACAGTAGCCACTTTACAGAAACTCAACAACATCAAGAATCCGAATATAATTCGTGTCGGACAAAAAATACGCATAAAGTAATCCCTTGCCACTCGGCAGGGGATTTTTTTGTTTTTATAGGAGGAATTTTTCGGTTATCGATGTATAAACAGTATTGGAGGTGTAAAAGAAGTGCGGGAAATTAAGCTAATGGAGGGATTTTGTGCATGGGAGCAAAAAATAAAGTCATTGCTGGAGAGTATGAAGGGAAAAACGTCATGCTGATTCATGGCGCTGTGTGTATTATGACAGGGTTTACGAAAAAAGTGGAGCTGACAAAAGAAAATGTAGAAGAATATGAATTGCTGGATGAGACCAATAACAAAAGCGCTGTAAGCGCAGTGAGTAGAGGATTGGTCGGTTCTTTCTTGTTGGGGCCTGTGGGGCTGCTTGCTGGCCTGTCCGCAAAAACGAAAGGCGTTCATGTTGTGGCGATCAAATTCAAAGACGGAAAGAAAAGTTTATTAGAAGTCAATGAAAAAATTTATGCAGCTCTAATGAAAAATTTGTTTTAAACAAGAACCTACCCGCTTTGAGTAGGTTCTTTCTTTATCCATATCTCATTGATCGGCATCCCTAGTTCCTCACAGATTGCATAGGCTACATTGAACGATGGTAGCTGCTTGTCGTTAACGATGGCGCTTAGCGTTCCAGGGCTAATATTGATCCTCTTAGCAAATTCCCCGTGTTTAATGCTTTCTTGGGCTAGGATCACCTTTAACATGCATTTATATCCAGTCATCGAATCCCCTCCAGTTTTTCATTTCGCCGTAAGGTCGTTCTGATCCTCCAGAAAAGGATAAGATGTATCGGAATTTTTTTCGATGGACAAGATAAACGGACAACTACTGGCACATAGACTCATAACACAAAAGCCCCACAGTAGCAAAACTTTCCCTCCACTTCATTAGGCGTCCCAGTATCACTCTCTCGACAGGATTTCGAAACTGTTTATTTTCACTTCAGTCACTTTTTCTACACTATTCTTCTAGCGCACTTGTACGAGCGAAATGCCCCACGTATCAAGAAATCCAGCGTTTGTTAGAAGGAGCGAAGCGACGACGAGGAAGGAGGGGGAGCGCGAGGGGGAGGAAACCGAAAACACAGGAGGTGAGAGACGATGATTTTTAAACGTCAGACGGAAATCATCCCGTTTGGGAAGTTTATGGCTAAAAAACGGACGAAGGAGAAGCCAAGCATAGTTGTTCCAGCATTGTTCCCTGTTATCACGCAGCATCATTTATTTCCTGTTCAAGATCCCGATTTTGTCTTGCTGATGGCAGGAGTCGGGGCAATCACGTTGTCAGCGTTCATAGAGAGAGGGCTCGTCATGATGGGGATGATCGATGTCGCTGAAAAAGTCACCGATTGTGGCCGTGTGGTATTTCCAGTGATCGTTTATGGGGCTGTGTTGTGGCTATTTTTCAGTCTCGGAGGTATGTAAGATGATGGGTTGGTTACAAAAACAACGAGCGAAGTCTCGGTTACGGAAAGCGTTTCAAGCGGCCGGGTTGTATGTGACTTATCGGAGTGGCGAGCGGGAGCTAAAAGTGTTTCCGAAGATTCACAGTGTAATAAATGATATCGATCGGATTGAGTATGTGTTTACTCTCATTAATGGCATGGATCCAAAAGAGGTTTTGAAAAAAGAATATGTGTTTCAACAAGTGTTCGGTCAGCATGTTCAATTGGAGGGAGATTATAAAAGATTTACGCTGACCATTTATCATCGAGGGTTACCCAATGAGCTTTCCTATAGCTTTGAAAAGATCAAACCGCATCTCGAGGGGTTAGCGCTTCCGATTATTTGCGGAATGGATCGATATGGGAAATATATCGCCTATGATGCGATCCAAGAGCCGCATTTGCTGATCGCCGGCGAGAGCGGTTCGGGCAAGTCAACGCAATTACGTTCGATTCTCACTACGCTTATTCAGTATTACGACGAAAACCGGCTTCACATTTACCTCGCCGACTTGAAAATGTCGGAGTTTCATATTTTCAAGCGCTGTCGGCAAGTGAAATCGATTTGTACAACGCCGGAACAGATCGAACGAATGTTAGCGCGTATTCAGTCCGAAATGAAACGCCGTAGTAAGCTGTTGAACGAAAAGGAAGTCGCTCACATTAACGATTTGCCGGAGGCAGAACGCCCCCCGTATATTCTCGTATGTATCGACGAATTGGTCATCGTTAAAGACAATAAAGACGTTATGAACGCGCTAGTTCAGCTTGTCGCGATTGGGCGGGCGCTCGGTATCATCGCCATCTTGTCGATGCAACGACCGTCGCACGACATTCTCGATACGAAGATTCGCACGAACTTGACCGTACGAATGGGCTTCCGCACCGATAGCGTAACCAACGCGCGCATTATCGGAACACCTGGCGCCGAGAAAATCAGTATCGAGCAGCGCGGGCGGTTTCTGCTGAAACGTGAGGATTTAATCGAGCTACAAGCGCCGTTTTTGCCGTTAGAACGAGCGAAAAAGATTCTCGAGAGATATAAGGTTGTCGAGCAGAAGGATGTTTTGCCACGCGGTTTGGAGGCTGCTAGTCCTCAGGGAGATGTAAGTGAGGAAATCATTTTGGGAGTGTTGGACGATGCCACTGACCAAACGTGATAAAGCGATCATCGCCGATTTACAACGATTCCGCGTGATGAGCCGCGACGACATTGCGGAGATCCATTTCAAAGGGCTAAAGCGTCCACAGGAAAGCGCCAATAACGTCCTATTGCGGCTGGTTCGCGACGGGCATATACAGCGTTCTACTGCGTTTATCCCTTACGTGTATTTTTGCGCTGAGAGCAACATCAAAAAGAATTCACAGAAAATCCCGCACTACCTGGAAATCGTGAAAACATACAAAGAAATTCTGTCTTTCAGTCCTATCGAGACCTTTGTTGTTGAGCCTAAGTACAAAAAAGGGTTAGCGGAACCCGATGCATTTTTCATCTACCAGAGAACGCCTTTCTTTCTAGAATGCCAACGGTCCATATATAGCGAGAAGATAATCGAAGAGAAGTTAAATCGTTATTTAGCGCTATATGAAAGCGGAATAATCGCCGGAGAGCCCTGGCAACCGGCCGGAAAAGTGGTATTTCCGTACGTCCTGATCATCTCAGATACAAGATATGCTCTCAATCGTCAGTATCCGTTCCGGGTGTTCCAAGCTCAATCATTCTCAAATTTCTTACGATCATTGAAACAACCGCAACAACCCCAGCAGCCGTACTCTGACATAAAGGTAGCCGGTGCGCGGCTGAAACTCCGGGATCAATAATGAGGAGGGGAAGCGATGGATAAATTAATAGTAAAACTGCTTGTTCTACACGCTTTTGTCGCTGATCAGAAAAGGGAATATGCTAAAATGGAAACAGAAGACGTTGTGGAACAGGCTTTTGCCGAGGGAATCGTCGCAGCGTGTGAGTTTTTTGAAGAGGCTTTGGAGCATATGATGGATTATAGATAG